GAAGTAGAGGACCCCAGTGGGGTATCCTGATACCTTTTCCTTGACCTATGGATAAAATGTCAATAGGTTCTACCAGATATAGTGGGAAGCTGTCCCCCCACGGGGGATGAACCACAAGAAAGCCCCGTATTTGCGGGGTTTTTTCATATCTGGACCCTGAATGGCTCTCGATCCGAACGAAATCCACAAAAGCCTGAAGATGCTTCAGACGGTGGACCCGGAAGAGTATTCGAATCTTCTGGAATTGGTCGGAAAGATCGACGGATTAGAGCGAATTGAGAACGCTCGCACCAGTTTCTTGGATTTTGTGAGGCTTTGTTGGCCTAATTTCATCCTTGGAAACCATCATAAAACGATGGCGGCATTGGCTGAAGACGTTGTTTTTGGGCGTGAAAACCGGGTAATTCTCAATCTCCCGCCCCGATTCAGCAAGTCCGAGCTATTCAGCTACATGCTTCCGGCTTGGTATATCGGGCTGAATCCCGAAGCTAAGATCATCCAGATTTGTGGCACCGGAGATATGGCCATTGGCTGGTCGAGGAAGGTGCGTAACCTTGTCGCATCCACCGAGTACCAGCAAATATTCCCCGGAGTTGGTCTAAGGGCTGATTCAAAGGCGGCGGGCCGCTGGCATACCTCCCATGGGGGAGAGTATTTTGCGGTAGGTGCCGAAGGCAACGTGACCGGCAAGGGCGGCGACATCGTGATCATCGATGACCCGACCGGAGAGCAGCAGGCAGTGGCTGCCATGGGAGACAGCAGTGTCTTCCAGCGGGTTTACTCTTGGTTCGTGGCCGGTCCCCGCCAGCGGTTGCAGCCCAACGGGCGCATCGTAGTGGTCCAGTCTCGGTGGGCAGTGAATGATTTCACCGGCCAGCTTCTGAAGGCAGAGCGCGAGGCGGCGTCGGACAGGGCGGACAAATGGAAGGTCGTGGCCCTTCCTGCAATCATGCCCAGCGGCAAGTCTCTGTGGCCAGAGTTCTGGAGTCTGGATAACCTTGAGGCGACCAAGCTGGCCCTTCCACCGAACAGGTGGAATGCCCAGTACCAGCAGGAACCTTCGAATGATTCCGGTTCCATCATCAGGCGGGAATGGTGGAAACGCTGGAAGGAGCCAAGGGTTCCTGAATGCTCGCTGAAGATGGTGACGGTCGATACCGCTTACTCCCAGAAGGAGTCAGCCGACTACACTGCCTTCACCACTTGGGGAATCTTTACGGGGGAGAGCGAGGCGACACGGACGGACAAGGGCGGGAAGAGCGTTCCCAATCTTATCCTTCTGGACGCATGGAAGGAGCGCCTTGAGTTCCCTGAACTGAAGGCGATTGCCCATCGTCATTACATGAAGTGGCAGCCTGACATCTTCATGGTCGAGGCCAAGGCGGCGGGGGCTCCGCTGATCTACGAGTTGCGCGCCAGAGGGATTCCGGTACAGGAATACAATCCTACCCGAGGAACCAAGTTGGCTCCCAACGACAAGATCAGCCGGGTCAATGCAGTCTCGGATATCTTTGCCTCCGGGCTTGTGTGGGCACCGGAGTTTGTGTGGGCTGATGAGGTCATTGAGGACTGTGCGAACTTCCCAGCCGTTGAGTACGACGATTTGGTCGATTGCGTAGCGATGGCTTTAATGAGATTCAGACAAGGCGGATTTCTAACTCTAGCTTCAGACAGTTGGGACGATGATGAACCTGTTCGTCCCCGTCGCCGTGCCTATTACTGATTAACCAGAATCGGAACCTGATGGCTCGCTCTCCAAGACCCTCATTCATCGAAACGGCAATCGATCCGGAAGGTTCCCTTCCCGAGGATATTGTTCAGGGACTTGGCACCGACATCGATCTTGTTCCGGATGATCCGGGAGTCGGTATCGAGCAGAACGATGATGGCGGCGTCACGGTGGACTTTGCTCCGGAGGATTCATCTCCCGAGGAGGAAGAAGAATTCGATGACAATCTGGCTGGCTACATCGATGAGAACGAACTCGATTCGATTGGCCGGAAAATCTGCGAGATGGTCGAGATCGATGACCGTTCGCGGGATGACTGGAAGCGGGCGTACATCAAGGGTCTGAGCCTTCTAGGCTTCAAGACCGAGGAGCGTACCGATCCTTGGTCCGGTGCCTGTGGTGTTTTCCACCCGGTAATGACCGAGGCTGCGGTCAGGTTCCAGTCTCAGGCGATCATGGAAATCTATCCGGCTGGTGGGCCGGTTCGAACCAAGACCCTTGGCAAGTGGACCAAGGACAAGGAGAAGCAGGCCAAGCGGGTCGAGCAGGAACTGAACTACTTCCTGCTGGATCGCATGACCGAGTTCCGTCCAGAAACGGAACAGCTTTTGTTTTATCTGGCGCTCGCCGGGAGTGCCTTCAGAAAAATCTACTTTTCCCCGGAGCTAAAGAGGCCTGTGGGGCGTTTCATTCCGGCAGAGGACTTCATCGTCCCCTATGGAACCACCGACCTGAGGACCTGTCCCCGCTATACACAGGTCATGCGTATCTTCCCGAACGACCTGAAGAAGATGCAAGTTACCGGGCAGTATTCGGGTGTTGATCTTCCGAAGCCAACCTATCAGCAGGACGACATCAAGGAGAAGTACGACAAACTGACAGGTCGCTCCCACCCCTCTCAGGATGATGAGCGGTATACTCTCTACGAATGCCATGTAGACTGGGATTTGCCCGGATTCGAAGACACGATCCAAGGCGACGATACGATAGAAGAATCCCAGACGGGCATTGAACTCCCTTATGTAATAACGGTCGATAAATCATCTCAGAAGGTTCTGGCCATTCGCCGGAACTGGAGTGAGAGCGACCCAATGAAGATCAGGCGTCAGCATTTCACGCCTTATCACTATCTACCGGGCTTGGGCTTCTATGGCTCTGGCCTTATTCACCTGATTGGCGGGATTACCGCTTCTGCCACGAGCATTCTCAGACAGCTTGTGGACGCGGGCACACTCGCCAATCTCCCCGGCGGCCTCAAATCCAGAGGCATGAGGATCAAGGGCGACGACAGCCCGATCATGCCGGGTGAGTTCCGCGATGTTGATGTTCCTTCCGGGAACATCAGGGATAACATCGCATTCCTGCCCTACAAGGAACCCAGCGCGGTTCTTCACAGTCTCCTGAATGATATGATTCAGGAAGGCCGCAGGCTTGGTGCGGCACCCGATCTCCCGATCAATGCAATGACGCAGCAGGCTCCTGTCGGCACCACACTTGCCCTTCTGGAGCGATCCATGAAGGTCATGTCTGCGGTTCAGGCAAGACTCCATGCCAGCCTCAAGCAGGACCTGAAGCTGATCGCGGATATCATCGCGACGGACATGGGTCCGGAGTACGAATACGAAGTTGAGCAAGCCGATAGCTCTCGCGTCGAGGACTTCGCTCAAGTGGATATCATCCCTGTGTCCGATCCGAATGCAGCCAGCATGGCGCAGCGGGTTGTTCAGGGACAGGCTGTTCTCCAGTTGGCCCAGACAGACCAGCAGGCATTTGACATGCCGCTCCTGTACCGGGATTTCGTGACGATCCTTGGCGTCCAGAATGCCGACAAGATCGTCAAGGACCCGGAGGACATCGCCCCCATGGACCCGGTATCGGAGAACATGGCGCTGCTAATGGGCAAGCCGGTGAAGGCTTTCCTCTATCAGGATCAGGAAGCCCATATTCAGGTCCATCTGGCGGCGGCACAGGACCCGAAGATCATGGAGCTTGTCGGACAGAGCCCGCAGGCATCCCGCATACAGGCGGCTCTTGCTGCCCATGTGTCGGAGCATCTTGCCTACGCCTACCGCAAGGGCATCGAGGAGCAGATGGGCGTTCCCCTTCCGCCAGAGGATCAGCCTCTTCCGGAAGATGTGGAAGTCATGCTCTCCAAGACCGTGGCAGAAGCCAGCAAGAGGCTTCTCCAGAAGGATCAGGCAGAGGCGGCACAGAAGAAGAACCAGCAGGCCCAGCAGGACCCGGTTGTTCAGATGCAGCAGCAGGAACTACAGATCAAGCAGATGCAGGCCCAGCAGAAAGCCGAGGCTGCGAAGCAGGAACTACAGTTCAAGATGGCAGCCCTTGCACAGAAGGAAGCTGCCGATCAGCGCAGGCTCACCTCACAGGAACGAGTCGCTGGCGCTGCTCTTGGCGTGAAGATCGCTCAAAGCAAAAACAGCGAAGATGCGAACAAGCGTCAGAATATGCTTGATACGGGACTTGAACTACTCGACCTCGAAATGAGGGCGCAGCAACTGAAGAGTCAGGACAACAAGAAACGATCCAGCAACGGATCGAATCAGAATCACTAAGCAAGCCACCTAACAAGGGGTAAGCGAAGCGAGCCACTGAGCGTAAGCGAAGGGCAAAGCCACTAGGGGTTATCCTAGGCATCCGGAGTGAATATGAACCTGAATGAACTTGTTCAGAGGCGATACACAGATCGCTTCAAGCGAACACAGGAAACCATCATCAATGGTGTCCAGACATTCGAAGAGTATCGTTATTCGATAGGCTACCTCAGAGGTATGTGGGACCTGATGGAGGATATTCATCCCCTCCTGAAAGACCCGGATTCAGCCGGTGATGAGGAATAGTCATGGCGAAGACGAACAAGACGACGATGCCCGTGCCGGTTGGCTATCAGATGCTGGTAGCCCTGCCGCCTCAGGGAGAGAAAATCGGGAATGTATTCATCCCTGATGACCTGAAATCCAGAGAGCATACCGCCTCAATCGTCGGCAACATTGTTGCCATGGGGCCGGATTGTTATCTGGACAAGGCCAAGTTCCCCACCGGACCTTGGTGCAAGATTGGCGATTGGATTTTGATGCGGAGCTATTCCGGCACCCGCTTCAAGATCAAGGGACATGAGTTCCGCATAATCAACGACGACACAGCGCAGGCTGTCGTCAACGATCCGCGCTTCATCGAGCGTGCATAGGAGCAACAATGGCTACCGAGAGAATCGAAAGCGAGATCGATGTTCGCCCTGACAAGAGCGGCGACAAGGTTGTTGCGACTTCATCCGCTCCGGGGGATGACGATCTCCAGATAGAGATCGAGGACGATACGCCAGCAGCAGATCGGGGCAGGCAGCCCCGCGCTCCCGGCACCCCGTCCCTGATTCCGGAAGAAGAAGAGATCGGTCAGTACACCCAAGGTGTTCAGGACCGCCTCAGGCAGATGAAGTGGGAGTACCACGAGGAACGTCGGGCAAAGGAAGCTTGGCAGCGTGAACATAACGCCGCCGTTGACTTCGCCAAGAGGGTCCACGGGGAGAACGAGAAGCTTCGCAGCTTGGTCTCGGAGGGTCACAAGACCCTTCTGGATAGCACCAAGCAGGCGGCAGAGACGGAGATGATCTCTCTGGAGGAAGGCCTGAGGGTGGCGCTGGAGACTGGCGACACTGCGAAGGCCGCGGAACTTCAGGGGAAACTGGCAAGGACTGCGGCGCGGGCAGAAGCCCAGAACTACATCTCTCCTATTTCATTCCCTCAGGGGGATGAACGCAGGGAGCAGGTTCAGCAGCCGCAGCGTCAGGAAGTCCGCCTGTCGGAGTCGATGCAGGATTGGGTAGCAAACAATCCGTGGTTCAATCAGGACAAGCGCATGACGGCGTTTGCCTTCGGTGTCCACGAAGAGTTGCTTGAGAAGAAGATTCCCTTGGAGTCTCCGAAGTACTTCGCGGAGATCAACAAGGCAGTTCGCGAGTCGTTCCCGAATTATTTCGGGGATGAAGACGAAGGGAATTCCCGTAACGGGAATGGCACCAACGGGCGCACTCAGTCACCGCCCCGTAGGAATGCCGTTGCTGGCGTAACCCGCAGTCCTGCGGGAAGGGCCAGTAACAGGGTGACTCTCACGGCGTCCCAAGTGGCGCTGGCAAAGCGTCTTGGAATTACTGAACAACAGTATGCCCGAGAAATGATTAGACTGGAGAACAACGATGGCTAACTCGGACCCCCGCTCCCCACGCACCAATGATACCCGTGAGGCGACGCAACGGACTGAAGCTTGGGTTGAGCCATCAAAGCTACCCGACCCGGACCCTCAGGATGGATACGTCTATCGCTGGATTCGGACGGCAACTCTTGGTCAGGCAGACCCTACTAATGTGTCTACTCGCTTCCGCGAGGGCTGGATTCCAGTTCCCAAGGAAGAGGTTATGCATCTTGGTCTGATGCAGGATCACAAGACGCGCTTTCCGGATAATCTGGAAGTCGGTGGCCTTCTCCTGTGCAAGATGGAAACGGAACGGGCTGACCAGCGGGCTGCCCACTTTACGAAGATGACAAAGAATCAGATTCAGGCATCTGATCACAACTTCATGAAGCAGGCTGATCCGCGTATGCCCATTCTCGCACCGTCTCGTTCGACAACTGTGACGTTTGGATCAGGTCGCCCGAATAAGTAGGGCACCTAAACAGAGGACCTATCATGGCAAACACTGCCTCCGCCTACGGGATGGTGCCGGTCAATTTTATCGGTGGCCGTCCTTTTGCAGGCTCGACCCGGATGCTGCCTATCGCATCCAACTACGCTACGAGCATCTTCTTTGGTGATGTTGTTAAACTCGTTAATGATGGCACCATCGACAAGGACACCGGCACCTCCACGCTGACGCCGATTGGCATCTTCATGGGCGTGTCGTACATGGACGCCACCTACGGAGCGACGTTCCGCCAGATGTACACGGCGAACACCGTTCCGGCGAACTCGACCGTCGCTATTGCCTATGTCTGCGATGACCCGTTCACGGTCTTCCGGATTCAGGGCAATGCGGCCATGACCCAGACCATGTTGTTCAACAACGCTGGTGTGGTTCAGGGTGCGGGCGTGACGACCTCTGGCAACAGCGGCGTCACTCTGGATGTGTCCACTGTGGCGACGACCAATACCCTGCCGCTGCGTATTATCGGCTGGGCCGGTAACAACGTAGAGCCCGCAATTGCGGCTGGCATTGCACAGGATTGCCTTGCCCCTTCGGACGATTATCCCGACGTTCTGGTTTCTTGGAACTTCGGAATGCACGCCTATCAGCGCGCACTTGCAGTCTAAGGGAGCATTGAACAATGGCAATTTCACGCGCACAACTCCTCAAGGAGTTGCTCCCCGGACTGAATGCTCTGTTTGGTCTGGAGTACAAGAAGTACGAGAACGAAGATTCGGAAATCTTCGATACGGAGACTTCCGAGCGTTCGTTCGAAGAAGAGACCAAGCTCGCCACGTTTGCGGCAGCCCCGGTCAAGGCGGAAGGCGAAGGCATCGCCTACGACAACGCGCAGGAAGCTTGGACGGCGCGGTATACCCACGAGACGGTCGCCATGGGTTTCTCCATCACTGAAGAAGCGATGGAAGATAACCTGTATGACTCGCTCTCGACCCGGTACACCAAGGCGCTGGCTCGCTCGATGGCCTACACCAAGCAGGTTAAGGCTGCTGCCATTCTCAACAATGGCTTCAGTGCGAGCTTCCTGTACGGCGACGGCAAGCGTCTGTTTGCTACGGATCATCCGCTGGTCAGCGGTGGTGCCAACAGCAATCGTCCGACGACGGGTGCTGATCTCAACGAGACCTCGTTGGAAGCGGCTGTCATCCAGATCGCCGGATGGCTTGATGAACGCGGTCTGCTGATTGCAGCCCAGCCTCGCAAGCTGATCATTCCAACGGCTCTCATGTTCGTTGCGACTCGTCTTCTCCAGACCGAACTTCGTGTCGGTGTGGCGAACAACGACATCAATGCGATCAAGAACAACGGATCGATCCCGGAAGGCTACACGGTCAACCATTATCTGACGGATACCAATGCTTGGTTCCTGAAGACGGATGTGCCGAATGGCCTGAAGCACTTCGAACGCATGCCCATGAAGACTTCCATGGACGGCGACTTCGATACGGGCAACGTGCGGTATCGCGCGCGTGCTAGGTACAGCTTTGGAGTTTCGGATCCTCTTGGCATGTACGGTTCTCCGGGAGCAAGCTGATAAATCAATGACTTAGCGGGGTCCTTGACCCCGCTGGGTTCCTCTCAACACCGGGGGGCCAATCAGTTCCCCGGTGTCCTTCCCTCCGCGTAGCGTTGGCCAATTTTTCTGGAGGCTTTAATGTCTGATACCACTACTGAATTTCTCAACGGTCTTCTTGTCGATGGCGTTCCCACCATGGGAATCAGCGGAATCCCGCTGACCAATGGTCGAGTCATCTTTGTCGATTATGTGAACGGCTCGGATAGCTATAACGGTAATGCTTCGTCTCCGAAAAAGACGATCTATTCTGCTTATGCAAATGCCCGTGATGGCTACAATGATGTCATTGTCATCGTTGATAATGGGCTGTCCACGGGCTCGCAGCGCCTGTCGCTGGCGAACGCTGTAGCTGTCGATTCGACGGTCACGGCTGGTACCCTCGTTCTGAGCAAGAACGCGGTTCACATTGTCGGCATGGGCGCTCCGACCCCCAACAGCCGCGCCCGATTCGCGCCGCCGACCGGCACCTACACAATGGCCACCTTCGGCAGCGGCAACTTCGTCACGATGTCGGGCTCCGGCTGCATCATTTCGAACGTGTCGTTTTTCAACGGCTTCTCGACCGGCGGCGCAGCGCAGATTTGCTTCACCGTCACGGGTGGTCGCAATTACTTCCAGAACGTCATGTTCGGTGGTGCGGGCGACGCTGCCTCGGCGCAGTCGACTTCAAGCCGCAGCCTTCTGATCAGTGGATCGACTGGTGAGAACCGCTTCGACCATTGCCAGATCGGCATCGACACGGTCACCAAGACGGTGGCGAACGCTAGCCTAGAACTTGCGGGCGGCTCGCCGCGCAATGAGTTCCTGAACTGCACGTTCCCGTTCTACACGTCGAGCGCCACGACCCTCGGCATCCTTGGGTCCGCAGCCTCGTGCATCGACCGCACGAACCTCTTCCGGGGCTGCATCTTCGACAACGCGGCGCAGTCGGGCTCAACGACCATGAGTGGTCTGGCGACGCTCCCGGCGTCGGCGGGCGGCTACCTCCTGATGAAGGACTGCACGATGGTCGGCATCACCGAGTTTGGTACTGATGCCACCACGCGAGGTCAAATCTATGTCGATGGTGCCTCGGTGGTTGCGGCCACCTCCGGCATCGCCCTCAACCCGACGTAACAACTGGATTAACGCCTCCAATCCG